CAAGCTAACTCAGCACAGATAGAAACTCTAGACTCTAAAGTTGATTTACTACAGAAATTAATTAGTAATGCACTAGGTGAACTTGACGATCATAAAGAAAATCTAGAAGCAATTGATACTAAAAAAGAATTGGATTATAAAGATAGATTAATAGAATGTGAAAAACTTATTCTTCCATTACTTCAAAACTTAATGAAGAATGAAGATAAGGAATATATCTATTGGCCTAATAGAAAGGCTATCATCACATCACAAATTGACAGAATACAGAAAGTTACAAGAACATAGAAAAACTTGTATCCGCAGGTACACTTATTATATAATGTTACACAATGAACGAATTATCAATAAGCCTGATTGAAGGCGCCGCATATATCTTACTTATATTAGTAGCCGTCCGTCATTCCTGGAAAAAAGGAGAAGCGGAAGGGAGTACCTATATGCTCTCTTATCTGAGAGATAACAAATATAAAAATACAGAAGGAATTAAAGTCCCGTATCTTGACGATACAGGATTCAATAATTTTATGAAGCATGTACGAGAAGAAGATGGAAAAAAGAAAAAAGTTTGATATAGAGATATTTGAAGGAGATGCTGTTATTAAGTTAAAGCGAGATAAAACAGTTGAGCTTGTATTTGCAGAAGATGGAGATTCAATCGTAAGAGAAATGTCATGGCCTGACCATGAAGTTTATAAAGCAGCTGTTCAATTTGCTTTAATGATTGATAGTTATTTTAGGAATGCTGATGGATTAGATAATTTAATTCTCCATTCTCCAACAGGGAACATAGCAGCTGAGTTAATGGGTAAAGATTTATTATCTATATCATTAACAGCCGCCAATGCATCAGGACCAGGAATAGAATTTCCTGATATTGAGGATACGGCAGAACAAGAAGGGAAAGATATCTATAGTGGAAATATTCCTGACAATGTTTTGGATTTAACAGAAAAATTAAAAAATAAGGAAGATAATGAGAAGGAATGAAATGTATCGAGGTAGACCAAGAGGATTATATGATCCAAGCCCAGCAGAAATGTTTTTTGCTGAACTAGGGAGAGAAATCTATAAAGAAACAGAAGATAAACTTCATAAGACACAAATGACTGATGAAGAATGGAACTTGTATTGTAATACAGCTAACAAGTGTGTTAGAGTAGGAACAACATGGGGGCCTAAAAGAGTATCTGATTTTACTGAAGGAGAACAGCGTGTTATAAAATTATTTTTAGATAGAAGGCCAGAAGCAGAGAGGAGACCACAATGAGTTTAGAAAGTGATATAAAACTTTTACAAAATAATATGAAAGACCTACAATCTCAATTAGGTAATGCACATAAGAGAATAGCAGAATTGATTAACGATAGAGATTCTGCATTAGAAGATTTAAAGAAAGAGAAAGAAACATATGCAATACTTTCAGATAGATTAAATAAAACTGATTTAGAAACTCAAGGAAAGATTCAAGAAAAGATGGATAAAATTCCTGATGTTTTAGATTCAAAACCACAGACTTTTAAAAGACCACCACAACCTGGTTATCAAGTTAAAGAAGGTGAGAAGTGGGTTAGTATAGGGCCTGATGGTGAAATGGAATTTGAAGATATAGAGATTAAGAAGTAATGAAAAAATTTAGTCATACAGGTGGAGTTTTAGGTAGAAGAAAAAGAGCTCTTGATAGATTAATGAGATACGAACCTCAATCTAAACAACAGATGAAAGAGATTGATATTTTAATAGAAAGGACGAAAAGGAGCTAATGCCAACTTATACATTAGAAGATAAAGATACAGGTGAACAACATGAAGTGTTTATGTCCTTTTCTGAACTTCAAGAATACAAAGAAATAAATCCACATTTAAAACAAATTATTCATGCTCCTAATATAGTGAGTGGAGCACGAGTAGGAACTGGAAAGTTAGGTGGGTTTAAAGAAGTCTTACAGAAAGTTGGTGAAGGCCATCCTGGTAGTGCTGTAGATAAACAACACAATAGAAGAACAGCTAAACAAGTAAAGACAGATACAATTATTAAAAAACATAGGAAAAAAAATATATAATGTTTAATCATTTAGAAGGGTACGAGTCTGTTTCATTACCCACAGAAACAATAAACGGAAAGAGATATTACACAACACCAGAAGGAAAACATTATCCTTCAGTTACGACAGTAACAGGATTAATGAATAGAAAAGGAATAGAGGCTTGGAGAAAATGGGTTGGTGAAGAAAAAGCTAATAAGATATCTTCTCAAGCGGCCGGTAGAGGTACACGATATCATTATATGATGGAGGACTTTATAAACAATTTAGATATTACAGAGAAGTTAGCTAAGGCTACTCCTATAGATAAGATGATGTTTAATCAGACAAGAGCAATTACTGAAAAGCTCGGAGATATCTATATGTTAGAAGGTTCTATGTATAGCCATGAATTAGAAATGGCAGGTAGAGTAGATTGCATAGCTGACTTCGCTGGTAAAGTATCTGTTATAGATTTCAAGACTAGCACTAAAGCTAAGTCGGCTAGTAAGATTAAGAATTACTTTATACAAGAAACAGCTTATGCTAAGATGTTTGAAGAAATGTATAATGTATCAATAGAACGAATAGTAACTATTGTTGCTGTAGAAGAAACAGGTCAATCACAATTATTTGTTGAAGAACCAAAGAATTGGTTAGACCAGCTAAAGGAAGTTCGTGCCCAATACAGAGCCGAATATAATATGTAATGATGGTACTTGGAACAGTGCCTAAGAGAATTAAATGGTGAACCCACTAATCCACATAAAGATGAAAGGAGAAAATATTCCTAATATGTATACTGAACATTCTAGAAAACCTGTACTTACATCTTTAATTTCTTCGCCGTGTCTGCGCCAAGATTGTTTAACATTCATGGCGTTTATCCGTAATTATAATAGTTATGAATACAAAGTTATTTATAACACCTTGACATCTCAGCAAAAGCTGTTATAATAGATATATGATCTTAACTAAAAAGAAGTTTACGACATCAGTTGAAGAATTGGTTATTGAGAAGAAGTTGAGTTATATAGACGCGATAGTTTATTTCTGTCAAGAGAATCACCTTGAACCTGATTCAGTTAAGGGATTAATAACACCACCACTAAAAGAAAAGATTAAAGCTGAAGCAGTTAGTTTAAGATTTTTAAAAGATGAATCAAATGTAAAATTAGATATATGAGACCACAACAACAAAAACCCTATCATCAAAGAAAACACTTTGATAAAAAGAAAAAATTCGATAAGAACAAACCTAGACCTTTATCCTTCGATCAACTATTACGAAAGTTTAAAAAGAAAGTTGATAGAGCAGGAATTATTCAAGAAGTTAGAAAAAGAGAATACTACGAAAAGCCAGCACAGAAAAGACAAAGAAAAAAGAAAGAAGCTATTCGTAGAGAACAGAAGAATCAAGAAATGAATAATACATTAAGTAGTCGCCAAAGGTGGTATTAATGACGAGTAGAGAAGGATACGATGCCTACTGTTTATATCTAGCTATTAACAATCACTTCAATACAGACAGTTATGACTATTTTAAATACGCTGGAAAGACAACAGTTAAGTTAGAAACTTTTCTCAAGAGAAAGGACAAATATCATTTTGCTAAGTTAGCTAGAAAGTATCATACAGAATTACAAGATTTTTATGTAGCTAATCTTTCTAAAGGAAAGTTCTATGTTAAAAATTTACTAGATGTAGAGTGTGAACAGAACTATAAAGAATTCAAGAAAACAAAACAACAATTAACATATGCAGTTACAGAAGATATGAGATACTTATTTGATAAGTACAAACAGATAGATATTTGTATAGGTATTAAAGACGGACAACATTCTAATATATTAAGAGAGTATCTAGGTGGAAGAATCTGTTCTTCTACTATCATTGCTGCTGATAAAATCTTTGATATTTTTAAAGATTATAACCAGATGATATCAGAAGATTTCATCTGGCCAAAAGAAAGAAAACGATTAGACAGCTTAGCTCCTTTTTTAGATTTAGAACATAAGAAATTACAAACAATATTAAAAGGTATATGGCTAAAGTAGCTTGGATAATAGGAAACGGTCCTTCAAGAAAAGGGATTGATTTAAAAGAATTAGAAGGAACAACATTTGGTTGTAATGCTCTGTATAGAGATTTTACACCAGACTATCTTGTATCAGGAGATGCAGGAGTAATTAAAGAGATATGTGCTTCAGGTTATCCAAAGAATAACAAGTGTATATTTCCTGATTGGAGTCCTATTCCAATAGATTATAAAGAGTCTTTATTAGAAGAATTTAGACACGGAGATTATGAGATATATGATGATAATCCAAACGCTTATCATTATGTACAAATATTTGGCGATGAAAATAAAGAGTCAAAACAAGTTCATGTAGTTGGATGCGATCCACTATGGAAAATAGAGAGTATGACCGGACCAAAAGAGGATCCAGAATTTAGTGTAAACTTTTTCTGTGGCTCTAATGCTTTGGCTCATGCTTGTTACAAAGGTTTTGATAAGATAAATTTACTAGGTTTCGATTCAGTTTGGAACTTTGTAGAAGATACTTATCAGAATATATATGCGGGAACTGATAATTATGGTCGGAAGAAAGAAACTTCCAGATTAAGAATCGGTACTGATGAACCGAATACTATGGCGGGAACTCAGGAAGCACAGATCAAAAAAGTCCTTGACAAATTTGCAAAATGCGATTACCATATATATAAGGGTAAAGAGAAATCTTTACTAACATACGATAGTTTTATAAAATAAAATACAATGCATATAAGGAGAAAAATACAATGTCATTTAATGAGCTAAAACGCAGCAGGGGAGGATTTGATAAGCTTCAATCCGCTCTTGAAAAAGATTCAGAAGCTTCAACAAAAAATTTCGCAGACGATAGATACTGGAAACCAGAACTTGATAAATCAGGTAATGGATACGCAGTCCTTCGTTTCTTACCAGCAGCCAATGGAGAAGAACTTCCATGGATCCAATATTGGGATCATGGGTTTCAAGGTCCAGGTGGTTGGTTTATAGAGAAATCTTTAACAACTTTAGGAAAAGCTGATCCAGTTAGTGAACATAATACTAAATTATGGAACTCTGGTGATGATGCTAATAAAGACATAGCTAGAAAACAAAAAAGAAGATTACATTATGTATCTAATGTTCTAGTTGTTTCTGATCCTAAACATCCCGAGTTTGAAGGTAAAGTAATGCTTTATCGTTTCGGTAAAAAAATCTTTGAGAAAGTCAAAGATGTAATGCAACCTCAATTCGAAGATGAATCACCACTCAATCCATTTGATATGTGGGAAGGTGCTGACTTTAAACTTAAAGTTAGAAAAGTAGATGGCTACTGGAATTATGATAAATCAGAATTCTCAGCTTCGGCACCTGTGTCAGAAGATGATTCTGAACTTGAGACCATTTACAATAAACAACATTCTCTCGCAGAGCTTATAGCTCCAGATCAATTCAAGTCTTATGACGAATTGAAAGAGAAAATGGAACGAGTATTAGGATTGAGCTTTGATGGTGTTTCAACAGCGACTGCAGAGACCATTGCTGAAGATAATTCAGTAGGTAATACTGCTACAGCTGATGAACAACCTTGGAGTGATACTCCAGTTCAAGCAGCCGCAAGTAATCAAGAAGATAATTCAATATCTTATTTTGAAAAACTCGCTGCAGAGAACTAAAGAAAGTTCGTTAGGATTATAAATAACTAATACCTAACAAAAGACCAGGGAATGTAGGCTCGTGTCGGCCTACTGAATCACTTAATTCTAAGTGAAGGGACGATTAAGAATGGGGATTCTTAATACTCAAAGCGGAAAGGTATCGGATGCGGCAGGCGGTATCGTAGTAACGGCGGGAATGAGGGGCCAGTTCTACACTTATCTAACTTCATTTTGTGCTCTCATAAACGAATCACGAGGTAATGGTTGTCCAGTAAAGTGTGACCTGTTTTGTGATGTATTATTAACATTATTAATAACAGGTGGAGTATTTTGAGTTGTTGCAACAGTTGTCTCTGCTAATTTTACATCATCTTCCGATTTTTTGGCAGCTGCTACAGCGTTATCTAACTCAGCGTCTCTTTCAGTTCTGTCTTTTAGTTGTTCTGATCTTTTTGCCTCTAAATCTTTTACATTACTTACATCAAATTTTTCAATTTCCCATCTTTTAGGAAGCACATAATTTACTTTATCAATAATCCAATTGGCCATATTTAAAACACCATCTTTAATTCTTGCAATTAACCATTTAATATTATAAGCAATATCCTCTCCTGTATCAGTAAACCAGTTTTTTATTTTCGGACCCAGTGCTTTTAGTTTTTTAATACCTCTTTTAAAATCTTCTTTCATCTTGGCCCAACCTCTTTTTAGATCCTCCCAAAAGATATATAATCCAACACCTATCAAGATAACAGCTGCTATTATAAGCCATACTGGTGCGCTTATAGTTCCTAAAGCTGCTACTATAGCTGACCCCACAGCAACAAGTGCAGTCCACATGGCAGAAACAACTGCTGCAATTGCAGCATAGGCTGCTCTACCTACAGTCTTTAACATTCCACCAAGTTTACCAAAACCTTTCTTTATAAAACCCATACCACTTTTTAATTTTGTACCCATGGTATTCATGGTTTTCATTAGCTTACTATCTTTTGAAAACATACCTTTTACTTTCCGGCCCATATTACCAAAACCACTTTTTGTTTTTTCCCATAATCCATCTTTACCTAGTAATTTTCCCTTTAGCTTCTTTGATAATTTTCCAGCACCTTTAGATAATTTACCGAAACCATCTCCAATTTTTGTACCTAATTTGTTTAGACCTCTTCCAGTTTTTTTTGTTAAATTTGTCGTGCCCTTTTTTAAACCATCCATACTTTTGCGTATAATACCATCTGATTCTTTTTGAGTTTTATTAAGTTCTT